AAATTCGCGCCGCGGCCGATAAGTACGGCCACGATGGCGTGACGTTCCGGTTCAACGTTCTGACGGACTACCGCGTGGAATTCATCATTCCGGGCGCGCTTGCCATGCTCGAGGATCTAGGCGTGCGAGTCTATGACTACACGGCATGGCGCCCCGAGGATCGCGAGCCCGTGCACGGCTACAGCCTCACGTACAGCGCGAAAGAATCCGCGCACACGTCTGACGCGTACCTTTCCGGCATCCTCACGGCCGGCCATAACGTCGCCATGCCTATGGCCGTGCGGAAGAGTGACGCGTTGCCTGAGACCTACACGCTTGACGGTCAGGCTTTCCGCGTGATTGACGGAGACCTGACCGATGACCGCACGACGGATCCGCGCGGCGCGTGCGGCGTGATCGTGGGTCTCCGTCCTAAGGGTCGCGCGGGCGCCGCGGACGCGTCCGGATTCATTCGCGCTGTCTGACAGTCCGAAACCGTGCGCCCTGGCGCACGGTCGGCGCGTGACGCGCGCCCTGATGAGGACCGAATGAGAGGAACGGAACGATGGCATTGTGCAGGAACGGACACGACAAGGATGCGGCTGGCGTGAACGCGCGCGGCGCGTGCATGGAATGCAAGCGCATTGCGGCGCGGACGTACGCGGCGCGGCGTGCGGCTGGCGTGCCGTTGAATGAACGCAAGCGACAGGCGCGTACGGACCTCGGCTACGCCGTCATTGCGGCCGATCACGTGTGCTTCATCGATGACACCTACTGCACGGAGTGCGGGGTCGCGCAATGACGTGCACGTATTGCGCCGGCGCGCCGGCCGTCGTGGTCGGGCTATGTCGGGAGTGTGCCGTTTCGCATGCGCTAGGCGCGTGCGAATCACGTCCGGGCGCGTGTGACGCGTGCGCCCGGCTCGCGAGCCTGTAGGCGCCTAGGCGCCCCTGGTGGCGCCCGGAAACGTTCCGGGCGCACGCCATGGATCCCTAGACGTGAGAGGAGGTCGGCCATGCGCCGTGCTGTGTATTTCGCCTAGCGTGCGACGTTCGATCGTCTGCGCCGGATCCGACCGGCGTGCACGCGCCATCCATTGCTAGCCGTGCTCGGCTAGGTCTCCTGTCGTCCGGCCATGCCGGCCGGCCGTCGTGGCGTGTCCGAAATTCCGGAACGCCAATTCTGAGCTCAAAATTGGACATGCCGCTAGATGGCCCTAGAAGGGCCCTAGGACGGCCGTACATGCATCCCGGCCTAACCGGTCCGGCGTGCACTGTAAACGCGCCTACGGCCGTTCTATGCCTAATTCTGGGCACGTGCACACTGTCCGGCCGCGTGCCGGACGCGTGCGCGCCGATCGGCCGACCGGACGCGTCGCGTCATTGTGATGTCGGCCACGTATGCCCATGTCGGACACGTCCCGGTCTGTCCCGGTATGTCCGATTCGACCCGGCCTGCCCCGGTTTGTCACGGTCTGCCCCTGTATGTTCGATTCGACCCGGCTTGCCCCGGTCTGCCCCGGTTTGCCCCGAAGCCCGGAATGTCCGATTCGGAAGCGAGGGCGAGAAGGCCAGGAAAGCAGGAAGTGCAGTAAAGGGGCTGCGATTTCCAAAAATTTCTGGGCGACGAGCGTCGTTCAGCGTCGTCGTTCCGCGGCTGACTTGTCCTTGTGGCAGCCGGTGCACAGCACCTGAAGATTCCCGAGCTCATCACTGCCGCCATCAGCCTGACGGGTGATGTGGTCGATCTGCAGGCTCGCCCCCGTCACATCACGGTGACCGCATCCTGCGCACGTCCAGTCGGACCTGCGGAGCATCCGTGCCCTGATCGCCGTCCACCGCCGCCCGAAGCCGGGTCGGGCCTTCTTCGCTGGCCGCTGATGGCTCGAGCAGCGGCCATCCTTCACCGCGGGCGCGTAGCAGAAACCCAGCGAGCAGGTCGACGTGTACCGGGCTGGCATGGGCGTCTCAGCCGCCGAGGAGCGCGGAAGCCTCGGCCAGGGTGAGCCGGCGCCGCTGCTCGAGGAGCCCGTCGGTGATTTGATGCCACGCTGACCCTCGCTCATCCTTCGGCACCGCGTTAGCGCGCTCCAGGGCAGCGTCGATCTCTTCGATGGTCTCAAGCGTTGGCAACGCGACCTCCAGTGTGCATGAGGCGTGCATGGCTGGGTGGCCCTCGGAAACGTCGAGGGGGGTGGGGTCTGAGGGGGGTGGGGTGCCTGAAGTTTGAGCCCCTGGGGGTTTGACCCCCACCATGCAAGCAGCGCGGCCGTCCTTGTGGGACAGACCGCGCAACTTACGTGAATGGTACGAGCAGGGGGGCTGGAGTCAAGCGCCGACACGCTGGGTCTGGACATCGGCGAGGGAGTACAGCATGCCGCGTTTGCGGACCTTGCCGGATCGTGCCCACCTGCGGATGGTCGCTTCGTGGATGCCGGCGACTGCGGCGATGGCTTCGGCGTCGGCCCAGGCGTCGCCGTCGGCTCCGAGGAGGAGCAGCCATTCGGGGGTGCGGGTGGCGTGGCAGCGGGGGCAGGTGACTTCGGTGGCTCCGTCGCTCCACCTGATGAAGCAGCCGCAGGTGGTGCCGGTGTCGGTGATGGTGGGGCAGCGCAGCCCGTGGGAGGGTTGCCGGTCCTTCTCGGTGTCCCAGTGGCTGAGGATCCGGTGGGCCTGCACCAGGGTGCGGTGGTAGTCCTCGAGGCCGAAGTTTTCGTCGTGGGTGGCCCAGTCGGTTTGGGTGGCGAGGAACTGGCAGACGCCGGTGAGGGCGTGGCGGGTGTCGTTGGTGAGGGCGCGGGCGAGGCTGGCTGGCCCGTAGGGGGCGAGGCCGCGCATGCCGCGGATGAGGATCTCGAACTCCTCTAGAGCTCCGAGGATGGTGTCGCCGGTGGGCAGTAGTGCGAGTTCGGGGTCGATGGCGGTGATGTCGCAGGGGGGTTTGGATCCTGGGTGGGGGCGGCTGGTGGTGCCGCCTGTGGTGGTGGGGCGGGTGGTGGTGGCTGCTTCGGCGAGGGTGGGGATGAGGGCGAGGAGGTGGTTGATGCGGGCGGCGCATGCTGGGCAGGCGTGGCCGGTGGCGACTTCGGTGGGCCGCTTGGGTGGGCAGATGACGCACTGGCTCATCGGGTCTCCTCGTAGTCCACGAAGCAGCCGCAGCCGCCCCAGTCGTCCGGGTCGAGCAGGGAGGGCTGCGATTCGACACGCTGGCGAAGCACGGTCAGTGGCAGGAGTCGTTTCTGCCCGTTGACGGTCTCGGACAGGATCGCCACGTCTTTGCCCAGGTGCGCGGCTACGTCGGCCTCGTTGGCTTCCCACTGTGCGAACCGCTCGGGCATGACGCGCAGGAGGTGGGTGAACTGGGCTTGGCCGGCGCGGACGCAGCCGCCGCCGCAGTTGTTGTGGCTGAAGCCCATGCTGTACAGGCGCGGCGGGGTGAGGCCACGCCTCTCGGCTAGGGCGATCATGGTCGCCTTGCTCATCAGTGGGTACTCCGTCATGGGGAACTCGACCCGGTACGGCGCGTAGGCGCGCTCCACGGCGGGGATGCGGTGGGTCTCGGTCCAGTCGATCCCGATGACGATCACGTCGCGCTCGGGGTCTCCGTTGGCCTTGAGCCACTCGCGTGCTGGCTTCTGCTTCAACTCTGCTGAGCAGTTCGCCTGACGGGAGTTGCCGAGGAACTTCCGGTCCTTGAACACCTGCCAGATGTCGCGCCCGTCGGCGAGCCGCAGGTATTCGCAGCCGAGGTCGGCGATGGCGTCGTCGATGAACCTGTAGGTGTCCTCGTCTTCGCCTAGGACATCGGTGAACAGGCAGATGACGTTGTCGGGGCCGTGTTCATCCACGATGCGGCGGGCGGCGGCCCATGATCCGACTCCTCCCGAAAACATGACGATGTGGCGGCTCATCAGAACAACTCCCTCTGGGTGGGCTGGGGGCGGGCGGGGGGCATGGGGGTTGTCCATGCGGCGGGGATGGGCTGGTGGCAGGTGTGGGAGGCGAGTACGAGCCTGGAGTCGGCGGGGGTGCGGATCGTCCACTGGTCGCGGCGTTCGAGGACAGGCCGGTCGCCGGTGTGGCCGTGGAGGTCGTAGGTGGTGCGGCCGGCGAGGAGTGCTTCGGCTTCGCCTGTTGTGGAGAGTCGGTCGAGGTCGCAGCGGGCTTCGAGGGCTGCTCGTTCGGAGTCGAGTCCGGCGAGGATGGGGTGGTGGCAGGTGCGGCAGGTCTGGATCCGGGCTCGCCGCATGATGCCGGTTTGGGTCATGGCTCCGACGCCGATGAGCAGTGTCTTCAGGTCAGCGTCCATGACGGTTTCTGCCTGTCGCCGGATTTGACTGCTGTGTGCGCGCGTATAGACCGTCAACTAGAGCAAACCTGTCATGTGTCATGGAGTGGTAGTGGTGACTACTGCTGCAGAGGGTCCGGTTATGACAGGTTCGGGTGTCGATTCGTGAGGGATATGACAGGTATGACAGGTTTCCTCGGGTTCGGTTGCGGGTGTCGAAATGACGCATGACGGATGTGTCATGGCATGACAGGTTTCGGCCGTTCACCGGCTCTGCCAGCCGTCGAGCGCGGGGCCATCCATGTCAGGTGATGACAGGATGGTGATGCCGGTGTAGTAGCGGTGGTGCATGTCGCGGGCCTTGCCGACGCCCTTCTTCGCGAGGTACGTGGTGAGGGCCTTCGCGGTGACGGGGGTGGACCCTTCGTCGGCGCAGTACTTCTCGTAGGCGTCCCTGACGATGCTGGTCTTGACCTGCACGGCATCCCCGCCACCCAGGATGACCATGTCGGCGATGAACTGGCCGACGGTGTCGGTGGACTGCTCGTACTCCTGGGTGGCGGCACGGACGCCCTCAGGCTCGCCCAGGGCGTGCTGGGCGTACTGGGCGGCGCCTTCGGCGAGCCACGCGAGGATCGCGGGTCCGTGGTCGCGGACGAGGCGCTGCTTCAGTTCGGGGTCGCGCTTCTCGCGGGGCATCTGGTGGTCGAAGGGGACGAGCCTGACGCGGCGCCAGAAGCCGGCGCCACCGGAGGTGACTTCGGGCTGGTGGTTGGTCAACTGGATGAGGGTGTGGCTGGGGATGAACGTGAACTCGTCCATCCGCATGAACCGGGCCTTGAGCCGGTCACCACCCGTCAGGAGCTTCACCTTGGCTTCATCGAACTTCTCGCCCTCGTTGGTCTCGGACGCGATGACGAGGCGCTTGCCGGCGAGGGCGGCGACCTCGGTGGGGTGCTGGGGTGGGCCTTGGACGAGGAACTTCTGGCCGACGCTGGTGGCGTAGTCGCCGAGGATGTCGGCGACGGTCTCGAGGAGGACGGTTTTGCCGTTGGCGCCTTCGCCGAAGAACACGGGGAGGACGGATTCGCGGACCTCGCCGACGCAGGCGTAGCCGAGGAGCCGCTGGATGAAGCCGATCATGGTGTCGTTGCCGCTGAACGTGGTGGACAGGAACTGGGTCCAGGCGGTGCGGGGAGCGGTGGGGTCGGGGGCGACGGCGGTGATCTTGGTGTGGAGGCTGGCGGGGTTGGCCGGGCCGAGGGCGCCGGTGTGGAGGTCGATGATGCCGGCGGGGGTGTTCAACTCCCAGGTGCGGGTGTCCAACTCGTCCATGCGGACGGTGATGACGGGGTCGGTGGCGGCGAGGGCGACGACGGCGGCGACGCCGGACGCGGACAGGATCCGCTTCTTGTGCCCGACCTCTTCGCGGTTGGTTTCGGGGAGGGTGCGGCCGATGCCCTTGACGAGTTCGCGGACCATGCCGCCGCCGAGGGGCTGGGTGGCCCACACGGTGCCGGTCCAGTACAGCCACTTGCCCATGTCGGTGCAGTAGCGGATGACGCCGCCGTACTCGTTGACGAGCATGCTGGCGACGCCGTCTTCGGAGTAGGTGAGGGTCTGGGCGGGTGGGGCTTGGACGGTGGTGGCCTGCTGTGGCGCTGGCGCTGCGGCCTGGGCGGTGGGGCCGAGGGTGCCGAGGGCGGGTGGGTTGCGGGTGATCTGCGACTGGGTGCCGTACCCCTGCGCTCCGAGCTCGCGGGCGGCTGCGGCGTAGTCGCCGCTGTGGTGGAGGACGGCGTAGGCGGCGAACTTCGTGTACGGGGTTTCGGGGTCGAATTCGGTGGCGGTGGAGAAGACGTAGAGCCGGTCGACGCCGTCGGTGGCTTGGCCGGTGGTGGCGTGGATGCCGGGGTCGTGGCTGCCGGGCTTGCGCCAGCCGTAGCCGTTGCCCATGCGTCGGACGCGCTGCCAGCCGTCGAGGATGTCAGCCCAGTCGGCCTTGTTGTTGTAGTCGTCGCCGGGGCGCAGGCCGTCGGTGATGCCGTTGCGGGCGGGCCGGGGGGTGGGGTCGACCTGGGCGGGCATCTCATCGAGCATGGTGGCGATGGCGAAGAGGGTGTCGCGTTCCTCGCTGGTGATGGTGGCGATGGTGTTGACGCCGCCGGCGAGCATCTTCCAGGGCTGTCCGGTGGGGTGGGTGCGGCCGGCCGAGGGTGCGGTGACGACGAAGCCGCCTTCGCCGCGGGTCTCGAGCAGCACCTCGATGCGGCCGTTCTCGTCGCGGCGGCGGGCGAGTTTGGTGTTGCCGCGGGTGGGGCCGTCGCTGACGCGGTAGAGGAGGTGGATGCCACCGGAGGGGGTCTGTTCGGCGTAGCCCTCCCAGATGAGGCCGAGGGTGTCGATGCCGTGGTCGATGCACAGGTCGCTGAACCGTTCCCAGGTGCCGTCTTCGACGGCGCGGCCCTCGGCCTCGAGCATCTCGAGGCCACCGGAGATGGCGCCGGTGATGAAGCCGATGCCGTCGGTGTGGCCGCTGTCGAACCACGTGACCAACTGGTCGAGGGTGGGGCGCTCGGTCTGGTAGTCCTTCCAGTTGACGGCGGGTGCTTTGGTGCCGTCGGTGCGGACGGGGAGTACGGCGATGCCTGCGGTGTCGGCGGCGAGCGCGGTGTCGATCAGGGTCATGCGGGTCGCCTCCTGGGCGGTGGTGTTGGCTGGGGGGTGGTGGCCCCTCCCCGGTTGTGACGGGGAGGGGCCGCGCCGCCTACTTGAGGGTGTTGGCGAGCGCCTGGACGGTTGTCGCGGAGAGGCCGGTGGCCTCGGCGACGGCGGGCACGTCCAGCCCAGCCGCGAGGAGCTCCTTGGCCTGGGTGGCCGGGGAGGCATCGCTCGCCGGTGCGGCGGCGGGTGCTGCGGCGGCGGGTGCTGCAGCAGCGGGGGCCATTGCGGCGATCCCGGCCGGTGCCCCGGCCACGAACGTCACGGTGAACTTCCGCGGGTCGGACGCGCCGCCCTGCCCCGTGGTGTGGGTGACGGTCATCTGGTCGCCGTCGGCGGGGATGCGGCCGAGGGTCGCGACGCCGGCGCGCAGGGCGGCGTTCTGGTCGCCCCACGCGTTGAACACGACCTTGCGGGTGCCGTCGTCGTCGGCGTCCTCGGGGTCACGCTCGGCGGTGTGGAGGGTGAAGACGTACTGCATCTTCGGGTTGCCGTCGGGCCACACGTCGAGGTCGGTCCCGCCGAAGACGCGGGCCTGCCGCTCCTCGAGCCGGACGATGGTGCCGGTGACGGTGCGGCCGGGGGTGGCCCACTTGATGAATGCGCTGCCGCTGCTGAGAAGATCGGCCAAGGCCATGTCAGTTACCTGCTTTCTGTTGAGTGTTTACTGCTACTCGCGCATCTGGCGCGAGAGTGTGTGGGGCGTAGCGCGCGAGGATGTCCTGCGCCCACGCGACCTTGTCTTCGATGCGCTGGCCGGGGGGCTGCGACGTTGACCAGAGTTCGAGGTTCTCCAGCCGGTTGTCGGCTCGGTCACCGTTGATGTGGTGGACGTTCTCGTCGGGCCAGAGGCTCCGGCCGATGGCCTGCTCCATGAGGAGACGATGCTCAGGAACAGTGCGCCCACCCGACCGACGCATTCGGTATCCGCGATCATTGACCCACCCGTTACTGATGGTCCGCAGATTCGTTACAACGTCTCCGTGCTTTCGCATGCGGGTGTAGTGCATGTGACACAGACCCTTAGCGGTTGTCTCGTTTCCGCATCCGTCAACCGTGCAGGAGCCAGTCGCAGACGGCGGCTTCCGGTACGTGGGGAGACTGCGACGCGTGCGTTCGTAGCACGTCCTGCACATCCCCTTGGACCGCGAGGGCCGGTCGCATCCGTCGATGCTGCACGTCTTCACGACAGGCTCGCGAACGGGACGCGTGGTGCGATCTCGCGTTCGACGCCGGCGCAGGACTTGGCCGGGTCGTTCGCGCCGCGGTGGAACCACGGGCAGTAGGTGCAGTAGGACTCGGTGGCCTCGAGCAGCGGCAAAGCGTCCTGGGGGCCGAGTTCGGTGAGGAGGGTGTTGATGCGCTCCAGCCGGGCGAGGGCGTCGATGGCGATCTGCCGGTCGTATGGCTCGGTCCAGACGTGCCGGTCCTCGAACTGGCCGTCGCGGGTCCAGAAGATGATGGCGACGTGGCGTACGTCGTGGCCGGCGTCCTCGAAGCCCTTGCCGTACAGGTGGGCCTGGAGGCGGTACTGCTCGCCGGGGCCGTGGGGGCGGTACGTCTCGCGGATCTTGTTCTTGGAGACGACCTTGTGGTCGTAGACGATGCCGTACTGGGCGTCGAACAGGTCGCAGGATCCGGTGATGTCGATGCCGGCGACGGTGCCGACGGTGACGCGCTCTTCGACGTGCCACCGGGGGGCGGGGTCGTTGGAGCCGTCGGGGTTCCAGCGGGCGAGTTCGGTGCGGGCGACGATGTCGGCCAACTGCTCATGCACTGAGGTGCCAATGAACGGCATCCACGCGGCGTCTTCGACGCGGGTCTTGGGCACCTGGGCGAGCCGGTAGCCGATGCGACGCTCGCAGGGCTGCCCGATCTCGGACGGCCCGATCATCCGCTGCCCGGAGCGGGGCGTGTAGATCATGCCGTGCCGGATGGTGGCGAACACGTCGCCGACGGCGATCTGCGGGTCCATGTCACAGGTGGGGTGGACGCGGATGTCGGTGACGACGATGAGGGGCTGCTCGCAGACGAGGCAGGTGTCGGTGGCCTTCACAGTGCGACCACGCTGTTCTCGGTGGACTTGCAGGCGAGGTCGTAGATGGCGGGGGCGAGGATCTGCTTGGCGAGCCTGCTGTCGGGCTGGAGGATGCAGATGGCGCTGTACTGCTCGGCGGGCAGGTTCTGCTTGGCGAGTTCGGCGTCGAAGCGGCGTGCGCCGGCGCGGACCTGGGCGAGCATTTCGCCGTCGCTGCTGATGATGGTGGTTCCGGCTTCGACGGTGTCGCGGATCTGCGCGACGATGCTGGCGCGGCGTTCCTTCAACTGCTTCTCGAGTGCAGCGATCTCTTTGAGCTCGAGGGCGGCGGCGAGGAGGTCGCCTTCGGCGATGCGGTTCTGGGTCATGTCTGTTCTCCTGTTGTCGTGATCAGCGGGTGCGGCGGCGTGGGAGTTTGGCGATGTGGCAGGCGCGGCAGGCGCGGTTGCCGTTGGGGAGGTAGATGTGGGCGCCGGGCTGGGTGAGGTCTGCCCCGCAGGTGAAGCACGTCGTGAACGGGGTCAGCACGGGGTCTCCTGGGGGATCAACCAGCCACGGTTGCGGGCGTTGCGGTAGAGGACGGATTGGACGGCGGCGGGCCAGCGCTCGACCTCGGCCGGCGGCAGGCTGTAGATCTCGGCGAGCCGGTCGATCAGGTTCACGTGGTCTCCTTGATCAGCAGGTACAGGTGGGGGTCGGCCCGATTCGGCGGGTCGATGTGGATCGACCAGTCGAGGTACTCGGGGGTGTCGTCGGGGATGACGCCGGCGTCCACCAGCCCGTCCATGCAGGGCTTCAACGTGGCGACGAGGTTGTCGCGGTCGCGCCTGCGGCCGTCGCGGGGGACGTAGTGCAGTTCGACGGCGACTGCGGAGCATGCGGGGACGGTGAAGAACGCGGCCTGGCAGACCCAGTCGCGGACACGCTTGGTGTGCTTGGCCTTGACGCGCCAGTGCATGCGCCCGTTGAGGGACAGCGGTGGCTTGGTGTCGTCGGGTGAGAGGCGCACGACCCAGGAGCGGCTCATGGCACCTCGATCAGGAGTCGGATGGCGTGCGCGGCTTGGGCGGGGACGATCCCGTTCCCCAGCAGCGCGAGCTCTTTGGTGGCGGGGAGTCCGTGGCCGGTGACGTGGCCGGGTTCGAGACCCATGAGCCACTCGGCGAACTGGGGGTTCAGTCGCTCTGGTCCCTCGGCACCAGGGACATCTGGCCGTGGGGCGGGTCGTCCGGTGATGGACTCCCAGCGTTCGATCGCGTCCGCGTACGTTCCCCACTGGATATCGCCAGTGCTTCCTGTGTCAGCGACGCCCCGTGCCCGTTGCCGTTGCCGTGCTTCTGCTGGTGTGCCCGCTTCCACTCGTCCCACCGTTCGGGGGTGTAGCGGGATCCCATGTCCATCACGGTCGGGGTGGGTAGGAGTTGCGAGGATGAAGAGTCGCGCACGCTGATGCGGTGCGCCGATATCTGACGCTCGAACAACTCCCCAGCGTGCGTCATACCCCAGGAGGGCCAAGTCTCGGGTGACATCTCCAAGGCCCAGAGAGACGAGGCCAACGACGTTTTCCATGATGACGACTCGCGGTCGTAGTACGCCAATGGCGTCAGCGATGTACGGCCAGAGATGCCGCTCATCGTCGGCTCCTTTCTGGTTGCCGGCTTTGCTCCAGGGTTGGCAAGGGAATCCGGCGGTGAGGATGTCGACGGCGGGGACGGTGTCCCAGTCGACCGAAGTGATGTCGCCGAGGTTGCGGACGTTCGGGTAGCGGGCTTCGAGGACGGTGTTGGCGGCTGCGTCGATGTCGGACACCCAGGCGACCTCGGCGTCGAACACCTCTTGGACGGCTTCGTCCAGGCCGGCGTAGCCGCTGCAGAAAGAGCCGATGCGGATGCTCATGCCTGCACCTCGGTGCTGCAGATGGCGTGCCGCCAGCCGTACTCGTCCAGTTGCATGGCGTCGCCGACGTTGATCAGCAGGGTGCAGTTGTGGCAGGGCAGTGCCTGCCGTGCGGTGAGGATGTGGGTGAGGTTGGGGGGTTCGGGGTAGGACGCGGGGACGGTCACTGGTCCCTCCCGCAGTCGCAGGAGTCGGGGTCGTCGGCGCGGCCGGTCCAGCCGGTGTCGCCGCAGCGGGTGCAGGTGACGGGGTCGCTCATCGCCGGCCCCGATCCATCCACCAGAACAGGGGCTTGGCGATGAGGGTGTCGAGGATGATGATGGTGGCGTTGATGGTGAAGGCGGCGAACCGTGTCCATGTCATCAGGCACTCACCTTGTTCATCTGCCTGCGGAGGGCGTAGCGGTCCTTTTCCGACGTGCCGCCCCAGATCCCGATGAGTGACGGGTCGGAGAGTGCCTCGTTGAGGCAGGGCATGGTGACGTCGCACATGGCGCAGATCCGCTTGGCTTGCTTGGCGAGGTTGCCTTGCCCGTTCTCGGGGAAGAACAGGCCGGTGTCGACCTGGGCGCAGAGCGCTTGTCCGCGCCACCCGTGGCTCGAGCTCATCGGGGCCTGCCCACGCGGCGCACGGGAGCGCCTGCAGCCTTAGCCCAAATGCGAAACGTGCCTGAGTCCGCTCCGTACTTCGCGGCGAGATCCGAAGTTGGCATCCCTCCGACGTAGTCGGCCACAGCAGCGGCCTTAATGTCGGCAGCGAAGTAGCGGCGTTCCCTGCCCGCCAACCACTTCTCGCGCTTGCAGACGTAGCACTCGCGGTTCTTCCCGTCGTTCCAGGTGTACGTCGTCTCAGGCGTGAACTCATGCCCGCGATGGCAGTGCGTCTGCCGCTGGAACTGGCCGTTACCTCGCCCTCTCCGCATCATGTCTGCGGCGTTGGTCCGCACGTCGCCGACGTAGAGGTGGGCGGGGTTGACGCACGGCGGGTTGTCGCAGTGGTGGCAGATCAGACTCTTGCGGTGGAACATGCCGAAGTGGATAGATGCGCTGACCCTGTGTGCGTAGAGTTGCACACGATTGTGACCAGCGAGCGACAGCAGCCCGTAGCCGTTCGGCTTGCGCGCACCTGTCCATTCCCAGCATTCATCGGCACCACGAACGTCGACCTTCTGCCAGAACCGTTCGATCATCGTGTAGTTGTTAGGCATCAGCGCGCCAGCCCCTGGCAGCGTGAACCGGGGAGCGTCCAGTGATGCCACAGGCCGTCCTCGATGACTTCGGCGAACACGACCCGCTGGTACAGAGCCGGCCACTTCTCGATGCGCCCCAGCCCGGTCAGGTAGACGCGCACAGCCTTGGCCTGCTGCTTGCCGACGCCGAACTGGAGAAGCCGTTCACGCACGATGTACGGGGCACCGGAGCGCCACGCGGGCATCAGTTGAAACAGCCCCGCGGCTCCAGACGAGGAGTTGACTGCGGTGGGTGAACCGCCGCTCTCGCGCTGCTCCACGCAGTCGGCGAATGCTTCCCATCCGCGCGGCGGCAGGGCCGCATCACGCAGGGAGCTCACCGAGCGGTTTGGCCGGTTGACGGCCCATTCACGGTCGCGGTCGGCGGTGGCGACGGCCTCAACGAGGGCGCCGGTGAGGATCTCGATCATCAGTGGGTTTCCTTCCAGCGGGCGACGGCGGCGTCGGCGTTCTGGGCGTCGCGGAGCCGCTGGTCGCGGCGTTCGATGGCGCGGAGGCCGACGACGGTGGTGAAGGGGATGATGAGGATGACGAGCAGCCCGGCGGCGACGAGGCCGTGGGCGGTGGTCACTTGTCGGTGTCCTTCAGGACGCGGACGTTGTTCCAGGGCTGGGTTGGCTCGGTGGGCCAGATGATGTGGTGGAGGTCTTCGATCTCGGTGCGCATCTCGTTGCAGCGGGCGGCGAGCCGGTCGGCCCTGCGGCGCTGCCGCTCGGCGTCGAGGTAGAGGACGCGCATGGTGTAGAGCCCGGCGGCGGTGGTGAGGATGATGAGGATGGCGAGGCTGTTCATGCGGGTGTTCCTCTCTTGCGGTGGGGGAGGGTTTGGGGAGGGTGGTGGTGCTGGGCGTTGGTCCCGCCCCGCGCCTTCCCCGGTCACGGGACGGGACCAACGTGACCCCGGAGGGGGTCGCCGGCGGCTGCGGCCACGGGGGAGCCGTGCAGCCGCCGGTGTCTATGCGGCGCGCTTGCGGATGCGCTCGATGTCCCCTGCGAGGAAGACGTAGGCGCCGGTCTTGCCGGGCATCTTCAGGAGGTAGGGGATGTCGCCTGCGCCGGCGCGGCGGTTGACGGTGCGTACGTCGCAGCCGAGGATCTCAGCGACTTGGGCGCTGGAGAGTGGGGTGTCGGTCTTGGGCATGTGCACAAGTTAGGGAATGGGTCTGACATTGGTCAAGTACCTACGCCCGGCGTGTCGTGATTTGGGCGTGCCTAGTTTTGGTGGTGTGTTGCTACTTGCCCAGTTGTGACGTAACTTGGACACATGACAACTCAGCCCACGGGCCGGCACATCCCCGCACTTACCGCGGCACGACGGATCCGTATGGCGCGTGAGGACGCCGCCCTGGATCAAGGGCAACTCGCCGACCTGACCGGCATCGGACGCAACACGATCAGCAACTACGAATCCGGCGCGACGACGAAGTTGAAGTCGTCCTACCTGCGGCTCATCGCAATGGCGACAGGCGTCGATTTCGCTTGGCTAGAAACAGGAATGCCCGACCCCAGTGATGACACACCGGGGCCGGGCACTGCGCTCCCCCACGTGGACTCGAACCACGAACCCTTCGATTACGGGTCGGGTTACTGGCTGGCCGAAGCCGCCTGACATGGCGCGTCATCTTGTCGCGCTCCCCAACCCGTCACCGCTCCCCAACCCGTCACCGTGTACGGTTCCCGCCGGAGCTTCAGATCGCGGGGGTCTGGTGCTGGCTGACATCGCGGGGACGAAGGTGGATCGGCAACTCATTAGCGACTGGTGCGCGTGGCTCGCCACGTCCGCGTCACCGAAGACCGTGCGGCTGCGCCGCTACCAGTTGGCGTCGCTGTCGGTGACGGGGCCGCTGGCCGACCAGACGGAGGACACCCTGGTCGCGTACCTGGGTGCGCGCGGCCGGTCGCCGAACACGCGCAAGTCGATGCAGGCGGCGTTCCGCTCGTTCTACGGCTGGGCGCATCGCACGGGTCGCGTGGACGTGGACCCGACGGTCGGGCTGCGCCCTGTCCGTGCCAGCCCTGGGGTGCCGAAGCCGCTGCCCGACGACGCGTACCAGCAGGCGTATGGGCGCGCTGACCGGCAGACGCGGGCGATGCTGGCCCTCGGCTATCACGCGGGCCTGCGCCTGTCGGAGATCGCGCAGGTGCATGGTGATGATGTGCGTGGGGACCGGCTGGTCGTGCACGGCAAGGGGGCGAAGGATCGGGTCGTGCCGATCAATGCGTCGCTGGCCCCCCACCTGAAGGAGTTCACGGGCTGGTTGTTTCCGTCGCCGGCGCGGCCGGGTGAGCATGTGTCACCGGACTACGTGGATGCGCGGGTGAAAGCCGTTCTGCCGCAAGGGCATTCGACGCATTCGTTGCGGCATGGGTTCGCGACGCGGGTGTATGCGGCGACGAAGGACATCATGGTGGTGCGCCAGTTGCTGGGGCACGTGTCGGTGTCCACGACGATGGTGTATGTGGCGTCAGATGATGATGCTGCGCTGGCTGCGGTGCGCGCGGTCGCGTAGCCGCCGGTAGCGGTTGACCGTGGTGGGCGCGTAGGCGAGCGCCTGCGGGTCGTCCAGCAGGTGGTTGAGGCGCTGCCAGTAGCGGGTGGGCCGCATGTCGAGTTCGGTGGTGATGGCTTCGGCTTGCGCGCCGGGGTAGCGGTAGGTCCGGGCGGCGAAGTCGAGGATCGCCTTGTCGTTGTCGTTCATGTTCCCAGGGTAGGGCAAGGGTCTGACATGGGGCTGGCGCCCCGATTTGGACATCTGCCCAGACATGGTGTAGGCTCTTCTACATCAGCCAAGAGAGAGGAACCCCAATGTCTGACATCGTCCCCGTCTACCGCGAACGCCCCGCCGCCCCCACTGGGCCGGTGGTCGTGGTCGTCCAGCAGCCCCCGAAGTCGGTTGCGGCCGCGACGCTGTTGACGTTGTTCTTCGGCCCGCTGGGCGCGTTCTACGCCGGTGGGCTGTGGGGCACGCTGTGGCTGCTGTCGTCCGTCGTCCTGGCCGTGTTCACCCTGGGCCTGTCGATCCTGCTGACGTGGCCGGCCGTGGTGCTGTGCACCGCGATCAAGGTGTCGAACCACAACAAGCGTGTTACTGCATCTACCAATCTGTAGTACCATCTACATATCAGCGAAGAGAGGAACCATCATGGAGAAGTGCAAGAAGAACCACGACCTAGCGGTCCTGGGCCGCAACAACCAGGGGGCGTGCATCGCGTGCAAGCGTGCCGCGTCCGCGAAGTACGCCGCCGCACGGAAGGCCGGTGTGCCGTTGCAGGAGAACAAGCGGCAGGCCCGCACCGACCTCGGCTACGAGACCATCGGGGAGCAGTGATGGGGTTACCGATGAACGCCCGCACGCTGTACGCCCGCTTCAGCGCCGGCAAGGACGTGCGCTGCTCCTGCGGCAAGCAGGCCAAGGTTCTGTGGCAGACGCAGTCCGGCCCGGTCCCGCTGTGCGAGCAGCACCAGGGCGGCCCGCACACCCTGGAGGCCACCGATGCCTGACCTCAACGCCATCTTCTACCCGTCCACGGCAGCCGACGTGACGCCGGCGATGCTGACGGCCGCGGAAGAGGTGTACGACGGCTGGTTCTCGGACGACGAGCGGATCGACTGGGAGGACTTCATCGACCGCCTGTGCAAGTGGGGTCTCCTCGATGAGGCCGCGCCCTGGGAGTTCGAGGAGTACGACAACCCGGCCATCGAGAAGATCAAGCGCCACATTCGCGCCTACAGGAACGCCTGATGGCCGCCTGCCCGTGGGTCGACTGCGAAGACGAGCCCCGCTTCACGATCGTCCGCGTCGACCCTGACCTGGGCGACCTGACCGAGACCATGTGCGCGTTCCACACCTCGTACGTCATCGAGGTCGAGGGGCACGGCAACGACACCGATATCACCGTCACGATCACACCGAGAAAGGACACCACCTGATGGAGCTCAAGGATTACGAGTTGGGGCTGGGACTGGCGCTGAAAGCCAAGGGCAAGGCCCTGGCGAAGGCGCGGGAGAAGCAGGCCGCGATCTACGCGGAGGTGCTGGCCGGCGTGGTCGAGTACTGCGATGCGGGCGGCTACGAGCATGAGGCCGCCCGGCTCGCCGGCATCGACCGCATGACCGTCCGCAAGGCTAGGGGCAAGCGATGAGCCGCCTCGCCGTCATCCTCGGCCTCACGTCGGTCGTCATGTTCGTCCTCGCCGCCATCGGAGCCCTGATCTACGGGGGCTGGACACCGGACAAGACCTACGTCATCCCGCTCATCGCCACCGCGTCGGCCGTCGCGGCCGTTGCCTTCCTGGCAGCGTCCGTTGTCGTCGGCGTCGTGTCCTACTTCACCGCCCGGTAACGCAGCAGAGCCCCCCACCTCCAGTCGAGTGACTGGGGGTGGGGGGCTTCGCTTTGGTGCTGTGGAGGGTGGTGCTACCCCGCACCGGGCGGGGGGATCATGGGGTCGGGCACTCGTGGAAGTTTCACAAGACCTCACACTCGACCTCAACGACAGTCGTGATGGTCGCAGTCGTCGGGTTTCTCAGGATGTAAAAGCGGGTGTCGGGATACCACGTCACCCTGACATCAGGGTTCTCGGCACGCATGTCCAGGGGGCTGCCTGTGTACAGGCCGCTGGGGTTCGTGGCGCATCCGTTCAGCGGAAGCGACCCGGCACCGTTCTGGCCCGGAATGAGCGTCACCGTGCCAAGACGGACCCATGCGTATTGGGGGCCGGAGGGAGCGGCAGGCTCGACAGCGGGGACTGGCTGGGACGGGTCATCAACTTCACGAGTGCAGACCGGGCCACCCGTGCCGTCGTTCACCCACATCGCCCACGACTCGCCCCAGCCCTCCTCGCAGGCCACGCTCTCAGCCTTGCCGTACTGCTGAAGCCACACCCCAGCATTAGCCACGACAGCGGCCACCAGCGTCAAGGACAGCACCCCGATCAGGGCTACGAAGAAGATCGTGACGCGCTTGCCGTCGGTCATGCCTTGTCCCTCGCTATCTCCATGGCCTTTTTTAGGCCCTTGCTGTATCCGTGTTCCCAGTCGGTGACAATCTCCTTCGGGATGGCAGAGGCGATCTCAGCCACTATCTGAGCCCTGAGCATCGCCTCCACCAACCCGTCGCTCATGGCTTGATGTGCCCGTACGGAGTCCAGAGGGTCCAGATGACCTTCTGGTCGTGGGTCCAATGCGGCAGAGCAAGCGGCACCCTGTCAATCTGGCCCCGTCGCTTGTAGTCCACGGAGAAACCGTTGCCGTTGTGACCGGCCAGCCACGCATGGCCGTACGTGTGGTTCAGGAGGCCATAGCAGATCGCCCCAGGCGGAACCTTGTCTGGCGTGGTGTGGTGAAGCTCAGACTTCGGGGTCCGATCGTGGGCGATTTTTGCACTGGCCGCCCACGCGGGGAGGCCCAGAGCCTGCCTAACGCTGGACTGGCATTTGCAACGCCAATCCTGTGACGGGTGGTTGATCTGGTGCATCATCCAGTCAATCGCCTGGGCTCCTGTTCTCATGCCGGCGACTCCTCTGTGTCGTCTTCTGCCGGCGACTCCTCTGTGTCGTCTTCGTGGCCGTCCTCGAACGGCAGCGGCTCGAAGTCGTCGTCAGGGTCGTGCATCGGTTCGGTCATCGTGTTACTCCTCTCACGAGAAGACCCCCACCAGATTGGTGAGGGTCAGGGGAAGTGCTGTGTGGCGGTCTAGTCGACCTTCCACCATTCACCGAACGACTCGGTGTAGCCCGCAGGCGCGGAGTCCTTCGTCCGCGTGTTGTACCCGGAGGAGGGGAACACGCACAGCCCGGTGCCGTTGTGAGTACCGCCCCAGGGACAGGCGGGGCCGACCGCGCCGGCACCGACGTTCGCCGCGTACGCGGGCTGCGTCGTGTCCGTCCACTTGTCGGTGTACGTGATCGGTCGGCGGTGGCAGCCTGCGGCCGGGCCAGTCGGGCCACCCGCGTACCACGCCGGCGTCAGCGTCGCGTCACCGGAGGCGTTGCCGACGACGAACTGGTTGCCCGTCTGCACACCGCCGACCGCGGCGTAGACGACGGCGGGGTCGTAGTTCTGGATGATGAACAGGCCGTTCCCGGTGTACGCGAGTGACGGCTTGACGGGTGGCGCGACGGGCCAGAACTGCTGCCATGCGGCACCGTCGTACACCCAGGCTCCCTTCGCGGGTTTCCATGTGGTGCCGTCGTTGACGGACAGCACCTTCGCTGGTTTCCACGCGGACCCGTCCCACGTATCCAGAGCACGCGCCATCAGGACTCCTCCGAGCTCAGTATTGGATGTGGATGTCGCCGACAGCCGCGGTGCCCGCTGCCGCCACGGTGCTGGATGTGATCGTCGGCCCTTGCTTCGCCGGGGCGGGGATGGAGTCGGCGAAGTCGATGAACGCCGCCGGGCCGTCCGCGATCTCCGTGTACGTCGGAACCTGATACGTCTGCCCCGACAGTCGACCCTGGTGTGGCTGTGGCATGTTCCTACTCCTTCTTCTCGTTACGCCTCGTAGTCCTCGCCCGGGATGTCCTTGAACTCCGGGCCGTCGTCCACCTCAGTCTCGATGAGGTCTTCGTCAATCGGATGTGGCATCTGCTACTCCTTCTTACCAAGGTTCGGGTACATCACGGCGATCATGGCATCGGTGAATCCGAGGCTCTTGGCGTGGTCGATTGCGGCCTGTCGCGCAGCGTCCTGCTCCGCCTCAAACGCGATCACCGCGTCAGCCATCTCCAGATACTCAGGGATCTGATACCCCTTGTAGTCCTGCGCCATCACATTCCTCCTGTCACTTCCACATCAAGCCGGTACCGGCAGGGTTGATGGCAAGGGTCTTGCCAGCGTCGGCAGCGGTGAACGCAGGCAGCCTCGGAGCCTTCGTCCGAACAAAGAGATCGCCTTGCACCGACCATCCTCCGACACTGCTGGGGCCCTTCACCCTATGGATAGCAGCAGCGGCGGAGGCGATGTCCTCCCAAGCGATGTATTGGTCCGTCTCGCCATACACGGTGCAGTCAATCCACTGTCCTCCAGCGGGCTGCGGGGTGTCGAAGATAGCGTCGGGGAGGTCCTTGATGATGCGGTAGTAGAAGTCGCCACGCCCATCCCTGTCCGTTATCTTGATGACGTTACCGGCCTTGAACAACGCCCTGTAAGGGGACTGCTGTACGTAAGCGAACCACATTTGCGGAAGATCTTTTGTGCTGTTATTAAATAGCGTGGAACGCCCCGTCCCGACGGCGGGAGTCCAATCCCCGGTGTACGACGGCTCAACGAACCGAGTGGGAGCCCTCCACTCGTAGGTGTTCATGCGGCTTACCCGCAGAATGTCGTTGTAGTTCTCGTCCTCCGTGTGCACGGGGATTTCCGGGACGGCGTAGTCGTATTTCCCCATCGTGCCGCCGTCAGCGAGAGCAGCCGCAACGTCTTCCCAAGCGAAATACTCGTCCGCTCCATGCGGGCCCCAAGTAGCCTCTGGGATCGGATCAGTCGCTGTCCACACAGCAGCAGGGAAGTCCTTGACGATGCGGTAGGTCCGTGGTGTCCCCTTGTATGCCCTCGCCACCTTGATAAGCCCACCAGCCACGAAGAACTGGCGGTGCGCGACGGGGAGGCTAGCGAGTCCGGTCAGGCTCACCTTGGCAGTCGCAGACGCTGCGTTCACGTTTATCATAGGGAATCCGGGAGGGTCTATGAAATGTACGCCTAGTGGCGTGATGCTCGGGCTTGGAGCCTTCCACGCGGCGGCTCCCCCGACGTCCACCGCGAGGTACTTGCTCGCGTCCCCGGCACCGTGGGCGGGCAGTTCAGCCTTGTGCTGGTGATCCTCACGGGCAGCGGACGTGCTGACCCCGATAGCAGCGGCAGCGGCAGGGTCCTTCGCCGCGACCGTCGCCAGCGTCATGTTCGCAGCGGCAGGACCGATCTTGTCCCAATGCGCCGCGACAGCAGGCGTCACCGTCGCAGCGATCCACACGTGCATGTTGCCGTCGTCCAGCGTCACCCGAATGTCGCCAACCGTGTTCCCCGTAGCGGGGAGAGCGGCCTCGTTCGCCACCGCCGACTTGAGCTCGGTCACGTCGGTGGTCGGCTTCCACGCGACAGTGGTGCCCGACGCGTCGACAGTCAGCACCTTGTTGGCGTCCGCGGCGACGTGCGCCGGCAGTTCAGCCTTGTGCTGATGGTCAGCGCGGGCAGCCAGTTCAGCGACGCCCTTCGCGGCCACAGCAGCGGGGTCTGAGGGCGCTGTCGTCGCGAGGGGTAGCGCATGCACATGGTCCGCTTTCGCGGCCTCTGTGGCCGTGCCAACCTTCGCCGTCGTCGCCAGATCAGCGGGGACCACCGTCGCCAGGGCCAGCGGGTCCACCCACGCGGCGGTGCGGCCTGCGTCGAGGGTCAGGACCGCTCCGATCTTGTCCGCGGGCTTCAGCATCGGGATCTCACGCTGATGGACGTGATCGTCGCGAGACGCCTTCGTGCCCGTCCCCGCTGCTGCCGTCGCCCCAGGATCGTGGGGGGCAGCGTCCGACAGGGCCGCCCCGCCACCGGACGGCGCGCCGAGCGCGTACGAGCCGTCAGCCTGCACCACCGGCGTCTTCCCCATGTCGGGGGACTTCGCGGGGGCACCCGTCGCGGGAGCGGTCGCCGGCAACGCCCGCCCCTCCACCTTCGTGATGCGGGCGTCGACCGTCGCCGACGTGCCCTGCGGATGCAGGCCGAGGGTCGCCTCGATCGCCTCGATCGCGTCGTTCGCGTCATCATGCTGCTTCGCATGCGGAACCCGCGCATCGTTCAACGAGTCCGTCGCAGTCGGATTTTCAAACGAGTCGAAGCTCGCCGGGTAGTTCGAGGGCATGAGAATCCTTCCGGTCAGGTGCAGCCGATAGCGACAACAGTTGAGCCTTGATAGAGCAGCCACGCACGGTCCCCGACCGTCGGCGTGTACGACTTCATGCACGCCACCCCAGGCACCGAGGTGCCGTCGAGGTCGACCGTGACCGTGCGCCCGGTCACCGCGGTCACCTTCCCGAACCGCAGGTTCACCGAGATCGTCATCGACTTCGACACGGCAGCGTCGATGATCTTGTCCACGGACCTCATACCTTGCTCCCGTCGAAGTGGAACTTCTGGTCGGAGTACAAGATCTTCGGGTCGTTGTAGCCGGCGCCCGCGACCGTCTGAACCTGCCGCGTCTGGCACGACATCGTGCCCCCGGCCAGCGGGTAAGAGATCGAGTCGATGATGTGGGTCTGGATCCCGGTCGCCACCCGCAGGGACACCTTGTCCAACGGCTCGAGCAGCGGGTTGTGCACCGACGTGAACGACAACTTGCTGGCGCGGCCCTTGTACTGGTCGAGCAGCGCCGTCGCCGCTTCGATAGCCTGCGCCTCCGTCTCGATCACGTCGTTGGTCTCCTCCGCGCGGGAGTGCTTCCCGAACGGGCCGTTCCAGAACGTCGGTGACGCCGGGTCGTTGTCGACCTGAAACACCAGCCCGCCGATCGTGGGGCCGTCCCAGCGCAGCGGCACGCCGTTGTACTGCTCGGCGCGGGACCGTGACAGGGAGTAGTTGACGAGGGTGCCTCCCGCTCCAGGGTTGATCGGCAGCGGCCGGCCGGTGCTGGTCTTCGCGGAACGCAGATGCCACGTCCCATCGACACCGGCGTGGCAGACCGCGCCGATGCTGGTGGCGAGCATCTGGATGGCGCCCCAGCGGGAGCCGGTGAACACGGTGCCGTCCGACGGCGTCACCGTCGCATCCAGCGCCGGGTCGATCGCCCACGCCGGTGTCCCGTCCCACACGATCGCGGCGTTGACGAGGTCTTGAATCGCGGCGATCGTGGTCAGTTTCGTGCCGTCTGTCGCGATGGGGGCGTACGGGGTGATCAGGTCGTAGCCCTCAACTAGGGAGCCGAGATCCTGCGCCGTCACCGTCGCGACCGCGTCGTGCTGGTTCACGTCGGAGTCCTGCACCTGCATCAGGCCGATCTGAATCCACTCTTCGGTGCCGTCGTAGAAGCGCAACCCGCGCTCCACCTTCAACCGGCACGTCCCGTCGATCGCGTGGAGCGCCGCCTTCAGCGCCGTCGTCTCCGCGGCCAGGGTCACGTTCATCGACCGCCACACGTTCCTTGTGCAGTCGATATCCATCGAGCCGGCCGTCACGGTGAACGTCCCCGCAGCCGTGAACCCTGAGCTCGAGCCGGGCTTGAGCAGCGCCACCCGCGTCAACGCCTGATGCGAGTCGACCAGCGCCTTGCTGAACAGCGGTGTCGCCGTCAGCATGCTAGAACCCCGCCGTCTGCAGCCACGTCTGCTTCGACTGCGCCCACGTGCCACCCGCATCCTTGAACGCCTGCCACGTGACCGTGCCCTTCGCCGTCAGCACATCCGACGCCGGCTGCCGCACCTGCTGCACCTCCAACGCCCACCGCCGCGAATCCTCCACCGCGAACTGGGAGGTGCGCGCCTCGACCACCTTCCCCACCGACAGGTACATGACAGGGTCCAGGCCGTACGTCGGGTAGCGCGCCGAGAACGCCAGCACGTTGCCCGACCGAATGACACCCAGGAAACGGGTGCGTGCCTGCAGCGTGAGCGTGATCAGGTTCAGGGTGCCGGAAGGCAGTTGCCGACGGCCGCTGACCACGACAGGGTCGTCACGGTCCCACACCTGCACTACGTCACGGGCCACATCATGGTCGAGGGTCGGGAACGACTCCACGTCCACCACCATCGCGTCCCACGGCTTCGACAGGTCGAAGATCACGTCGCCACCGAAGTCCAGCGGCCCCACCGATGACGGTGTCGACGCCGCGATCGTACTCGACTGTCGAGCCCGCACAAGGTACGAGAACGTCACGTTCTGCGGAACCTCGTAATCCGCGAGAACCAAGTCGACGGTCCTCATCGTCACGTCCGTCGCTCCACGCACCGGGTACTCGACCCCGTCCACGATGCGGACCACCGACACAGTCGAGCCGACATCCGCGGTGACGTGAAGCACCACCCGCATCGAGCCTGGCTGCGAAACGATCGAGATCGTCGGGTTCGCCACGGTTACAGCCTCCGTCCGGTTGTCACGTACGACCCGTTCCGTGTGTCAGCGGCGCCGACCTGCACATCCACGATGTCCCTCAGTTCAGTGTCGCCGATGAACACGCGCACATCCACAGGACCGCTGGACGAGCCGGCGGGGACATGCGCCGGGATCACGGCCGACGCGACAGCGATCGACGCGCCCTGAACGGACGGCATCGCCTGCTCCATGCCGATCGCGAGACCCTCCGACACCCACTGCCCGTACTGGATCATCAGCCGGGACGGCGAGTTGATGTCGAGCGCCCTCCTGATGGCCCGAGAGATCGCGTTCGCGATCTGCTCAGCCTTGTCGATCGCGTCCTTCTTCTTCGACTCGAGGCCGTCGATGATGCCCTGCACTGTCCGCTCACCGAGGGAGAACATGCTGTTCGCGTTCTCCTTCCGGTTCAGCAGCCACTGCAGCGACGCAGTCATCGCCTGAGCGGTCGTCGCGGCCAGGGTCGCGTTCTCCTCCATCTGCGCCTTCAGCACCAGCGAGTGGGCATCGACGCCGTCCTGCACCATCTTCTGCTGCTCTTCAAGCGCCATCCGCGAACGCTCATACTCAGCCTGAGTGGCCTCGTACGACGCCTGCGCGACGATCTTCTGCGCCTCCAACTGCGCCACCAGCCCGGACTGGGCGGTGATGCCGGACTGGAAGAACATGTCGTTCGCGGCGCCCTGGATCCCCGAGATGACCGTGTTCATCTCCTGCTGGATGTTGTTGACCTCGTCCACCGCGGCCTGGCCGCCCGAGACGAGTTCCGACATCAACCCGTTCGACTCCGGGCCTTGCGAGATCAGATCCTGCAGCAGGTTCTGGTCGAGGCCGGCGGTGCGGAGGGCGTTGATGTTCTCAGCCCATTCCTTCAGCACCTTCAGCCGCTCAGCCATCGACTCCTTGATGGAGGAGGTCTTCTCCTTCTCCGTGATGATGAACGAGCCCACGTCGTCCAGGCGACGGAACTCCGTCACCATCGTCGTGGTCGTCTCCATCGAGTTCACGTAGGAGCGGGCCGAGTTACGGATCTGCGACAGGAAGTCGTCGCGCGCCGAGATCAGTTCAGCCAGTTTCCCGGCAGCCTCGTCGTACGCAGTCGTGGCGTCGTTGAGGATCTGCTGCGCGATCTCGAGGCGGCCCTTCGCCCACCTGCCGTCAGCCTGCAGGTAGCCGTTGTAAACCTTCTCCAACTTCGCGAGCTCGGACTCGAGGCGTGCCGTCTCGGACTCCTGCCACGACGCCATCTCCGCGGCCAACCGCTCGTTCTCCTTCGCGAGCCGCACCAGTTCGGCGGTCTGCTTCTTCATCTCGCCGACACGCTGCTCCGACTGCTTCTGCGCCTTGTTCCACGCCTTCTTCCCGAAGATGCGGTCCTCGCCGCCGCCGACCGCGTCGAAGTACTTCCGCATCGCGTCGGCGCCGTCCTTGAACGTGGAGATGATCGCGTCGGTGTCGGCCTGGAACGTCTGCGGGTCGAAGCCGAGCGCCTCCTGCACCTTCGACGCGGTGCCGAACGGCTTGTCGAGCATCTCCCGCACGCTCGCGCGGGCGTCCTTGATCTGCCCGATCAGGCCCTTCAGCCCCTCGAAGAACTTCTTCAGCCTCGCGAGGCGTGGGTCTTCCTTCGCCGCGCCACCCTTCGAGTCTCCATTACCGGGGAAGGTGAAGTCGGGGATGTCCGGCGTCTCGGTAGTGTTCGACCCAGGGTCATTGAACGGGCCAACCGACCCGACGTAGCGGCCCTGCGTGTCAGTGGAGTGCACCGAGTAGTACAACTGCTTGTACACCGGAGTCGACCAGATCGCCGCGAGATTCTTCTCCGCAGCAGCGACACCAGCGACGGCGCCTTTCCCCGAAGCGATGGCCTCAGCCTCCATCCTTCGCATCTCCGCAGCGCCATCATCAGCCCACCCCTTCAGCGGGTTCAGCATCGAGTCCCATGCGCCGGCCATCTCGTACACGGATGCGAATGCTGCCGCGGTGACCTCGGTGGCTTTGAACCAGATCTGGGCGATGTTCTGCCCCATCCAATGGAACGCCTCGACTACGGTGCGGACCACGCGGATCACCAGACCGATGGTCTCCACTGTCCGCTGGATAGCAGCCGGGATCGTGGTGTTGAACCAGTCGGCAGTTTCCTTCGCGTTCGCGTTCATCCCCTTGAACGCGTCACCGATAGCCCTGAAGCCAGACTCGAACGCCTTCCCAATCTTGGAGAAGTCGAGGGACTTGATCATGTCCTGCAGGAAGTTCAGGACCGGCTTCAACTGGTCGAGGGCGCCCTGGAACGCGTTCCCGAGCCCGATCTGCACCATGTCCTTCAGGTTCGCGATGATGCCGCGGCTCGAGTTGCGGGCTTCCTTCGCGGCCTTCTGGATCGACTTGTCCTGGCCGATCTTCTTGATGGCGTCAAGCATGAGGTCGGCACCGGCCTTGCCGTCCTTCACCAACGCCATGAAGTCCTTCTGGGACATGCCCAGGGCCTTGCTCAGTTTGTCGACGCCGATCTGGGCGTTCGCCAACTGCTTGATGTCCTGCGTGTACGCCTTGCCCTGCGCGTTGATCTGGCCCATGACGTACGACAGGCCCTGGATCTGGGATGCGGACAGGCCGGCTGCGGACCCGTAGTCCGACAGGAACTGGACGAGCTCGTGACGCAGGCCCTGGGCGGTGATGCCGAACGCGATCAACTGCCGGTCAGCGACCATCAACTCCTCAGTCGGGATGATCGACTCCTGCGCGATCTGCTGCAGGAACTTCATCTCCGCGGCAGCGGCCTTCGTGGAGCCGAGGAGGCCCTTGAACTGGATCTCCAGCATCTCGATGTCAGCAGCCGCGCTCAGGCCGCTCACCCCGATCGCGCCGACGGTCGCAGCGATCCCTGCCGCTGCCAAGGCGCCAGCCGCAACTGCGGCGACCCCGAGGCCGGCGCCGAGCGCGGCTGCGCCACCAGCAGCGGCCGGGAGAGCCTTCCCCAGCGAGATCACGCCGCCCGAGATGCCCGCGATCATACCGATCGGGTTCCCGTACCGCAGGTTGATGAACGCCTGCGAGAAGCGGTGCGTCGAGGCCGTGAGAGCCGCCATCGGCGACCGGGCACTACCCGCCGCAGCGCCCACCCGGCGCACGCTCGCGGCAGCCTTCGTGGCCTCCGTGTTCGTCTGCTTCAACCCGTTGGCAAGTGCCAACACATGCACGTTCGAGCCACCCAGCGCACCGGCGCCACCAAGACGGCGCAACGTCTGCGCCGTCTTGATCGCCTGATTGTCCAGCATCTGCAGTTTGCGGATCGCGGGGACAGTGTCCGCGTCAACCGCCACAAACAGCCGGCCGATGGGTGCAGCCATTACTCGCTCCTCATCTCCGCAGCGAACGCGGACACCGACATCGTCTGGACTTCAGGGGCCGTGTCATACGGCCTGGGGAACCGGAGAGGCTTCCCAACGTTCTTCGCACCTGCTACCGCGGCGGCCTGCAGGATCCCCGCATGCGTCAACTCCAACGTCATCGCAGCGATCTCCCGATCAGTAGTCCACCGTTCCTCACGCCGTACCGCCGCCGCCTCCAGGGCCTCCAGCATGTCCATGTCCTCCGCGAGGAGAACGGACGGCGGGAGGCCCGTGGAGACGGACAGGTCAGCGATACGACTCAGGAAGAAGGGGCCGCATCCTTGTCAGCAGGCTGCTCGACGGGCTCGATGTCATCGATGCCCTCGAGCCAGGACTCGAAGTCCAGTTCCGTGCGCGCAGCCATCCACGCCAACTTGTACGACGACTCGATCGTCGCCTCCATGCCGTTCGGGCCAGCCTCACGCTCAATGCGGAGAATGTCGATCGGGCGCACGGAGAGGACAACAGCCTCGTCGGCGCCGGCGTACGTGATCTTGAACTTTGCACTCATGCGAATTGCTCCTTCTGAGGGTTCCTCCCTACCCCGCTGGCAGGTTGCTCAACGGGGCCGAACCTGACCGCCCCGCCCTCGAGAGAGGACGCGAGGGCGGGACGGCCAGGGGACTACAGGGTGCTACGGGGTGGTCGCGACCATCGCCGGGTCGTCCGAGATGATCGAGAACGGCGGCGTCGAGTCGAGAACCTTCCACGTCAGCGGCAGGTCGACCGAACCGTTCGCGTTGAGCGAGAGCTCGACGGATCCCGAGATCTGCGCGCGAGCGAACAGGAAGCGGGTGTGGATCGCGCCATCGTCGTACTGCACGATGAGCGCACGCTCCGTGTTGGTGCCCTTCGTCGGCGGCGTGAACGTCGCGACAGCCGGCTTGTAGCCAGGAGAACCGGCCGTGCCCGAGGCAGCCACGACAGCGACAGTGCCGCCACCGAACGCAGCCACCAGGGTGTCCGTGGACTGCTGCATGAGGGTGAAGGTGATTTCCTTCGGCTCCTTCGACGTGAGGACGCGGATCGAGGATCCCTGCCACGCATCGAGTTCGGAAGTCTCGCGGCTGAAGGTCATCTTCACGCCGTCCGGGGTGGTGTACCCGAGGTCGACAAACCCGGCGCCGGGCGCCGTGGTCGCGTCGGTGGGCAGGGTCGCCGGCTGCCCGGCACTGGTCTTTGCGGGGGCCATGAACACCTTGCCGGTGCCCGCGACCCTGACTTCGCTGGCGTTGATCGCCATGTGATTCTCCTTTGTGGTTAGGGCCGACGCGCCGTGATTTCGGCTGTGGCTACCGATCGATACCGGGTCGGCGTGAACGCGCCGTCCTCGATGATGCTGGTCCCAGTCACGGTCGCCGCCTGGACGACTGCTGTGGGCGTTGCACCGCGGATGCCGTTGACGACATCCTCGGCCGCGCAGGCTGTCTGGAAAGACACCGAAGGATCTTCGGCCTGCGAGTCAATGGCAATGGCGGTCTCCCACCATTGGGTTGTGGGCTGCGTCGCCGGCCGGCGAGCGATCCCACGCACAACGATCAGTGGCGGCACCGCGTTCGGCGGCACCTTCCCACCGAACACCTTCGCCCCCACCAGGGCCTTCACGGCCGCGTCGGCGAGCAGCGCGTTCACGACGATGGCGACACCATCCGGCGCACTCACGCGATATCCCCACCCATCTCAAAGACAGCGGACCTCATCGGAGCGCCAGATGGGAAGTCGCCCGCGCCGTACTCAATGTTCTGCTGCCCGTACAGGCTGGCACCCTCAACGGATACCAGCGCGACAGGGATGGTCGAGTTGTTGTACCCAGGCATCCGTCGCCGCTGAAACTCCATCGCCGGCTCTGTCCGCAGATGGTCAAGGAAGTCCTGAAGCATCGCAGCCATCGACGGACGGCTCGGAACAAGCGACTGAACGTTCGCACGGATAGCGTCCGTGCATTCATCGCCCTTGCGGAACACGGCCGCGTCGATAGTCGACTTGTCCGCGTCGTAGATGATGTCCGCGGACTTCCGGTTGAAGTTCCGGCCCCTGCCGAGGTCGTCGTACCGCACCTTCGTCGCCATCAGTTCACGCCCCTTCTCAGATCGATACGGACGTAGCCGATGGACGCGGAGCGCGGATTCCAATGGTTCATGGCTTCACCGTCGACCCCGAACCTTTCGCCATCCACGATGACGTGGTCGAGGTCGTCCACCTTCGGGCCAGGGTTGATCATCACCGACTCGTCGGACTTCTCCACCTCACCGCTCGACACGACCGTGTTCGAGCGGCGGGGAAGGTAGTAGCCCTTCACCGTCTCGAGCCGGATCGTGAACGTCGGCTGGTTGTAGGCGTCCGGTGCGTCCGGCACACGGTGCGCGAGGGTCACGTCCGCGGTCATCAGCCGCGCCGGGATAGCCATCAGACCTTCACCCAGCGGCCGTTAAAGCCGTTTGCATGCGACGGCTCCTCCCACTGCCAGCCGGCGTTCGACTTCAGGTCGACATCAGAAACCCCGATGAGCTCAACGGGGTCGATGTGCAGCGGCGCGTTCCCACCAACGTGGATCGTCTTCAACTTCGCCGAACCGCAGCCAGCAGTCAACCCGATGACACGGCCCTCATCCGAGGTGAACGGCCCCGTCGAGGACGACGCAGACCCACCACTGTACGTCACCGAGTACTCGCCGATCGTCTCCTGCCGCACCCCCACCGGGGACGTGAACGACCGGGCCACCGCCGCCTGCACGACATGCTGAACGTCGACTGGCAGTTTCGCGTACGCGTCCCACACGGTCGCCTTGCACGGCGCCAGGAGGCGCACGTACACCATCGCCTGGTCGAGCAGTGCGCCCGCTCGCGCCTGGTCGACACTCATCCCCAGGAGCGCCTGAATGGCGTCGATGAACGGGTCACCAGACGAGCCGATAGACAAGCCACCGCCGCTGGGAGAGGGACCACCGTTGTAGGTCGCCATCGTCTACTCCTTGTCGTTTCGGTTGCTGGCTGCCGAGTAACCGACGAGTCCCCCGATGATTGCCGAGAGCATCGACGTGACCGCCGTGACCATGCCATCGGACGGCCCACTGCCATAAAGGGCCGCGATGACCCCGCCGATAGTCAAGCCGGCGATCCCCACCACCAGGGCAAGCCCCAGCCACACATGCGTACTCGTCGGCAACTTCACAGCGGCTCCTAGGTGAGGGTGAAGATGACGACGATGAAGTTGACTGCGTCGGTGGGGGCAGAGCCACTAGTCACAGCCTGAAGTTCGATCTGATCTTGCGCCCAGTACTTCCTCGGGGGGACGATGCCACCGAACTCCGGTGCGTGACCACCACCGTCGGTCCAGTTGTCGTCAGCGTTCGTCCCGTACTTGAACGGGTGGATCGGAGTCTCAGAGAAGTACGTGCCGTAGTGGGCTTCTGGTGAATTGGGATCGATGTCCTTGATGATCGTGCTCTTCACCCGGTCTAGGCCCCACGACTTGACCGTGCCGTCGGGACTTATGACCTTGTCCCACGTGTCATCGTCGCTGTAGCAGTACATTCGGTAGAAGGTGCCAGCGGCAGACGCCGCCCTCAGGTGCACCCGAGCATCGTTCGCGCCGAACGTGGGGACGTTGCCCTGCAAGCCCACCGCGAAGATCGACGTACCGTCCGCGATCAGCGCAGGCTTGCCACCAGCCATCAGCGGAACCATCTCGCTGCCATCTTCGAGGTAGTCCTGCAACTCGTTCGACGGCACAAGGAACGGCGTCGCCGTCAACACGTCCTTGTACTCGTAACCGTTCGTGAGCCTGCCCTCGCCAGCGGTAGTGATCACCCGCACGTCGACCTTGCCAGGGCCGTGAGCAGGCACCTGCACAGTCAACGTCTGCGCATCGACGACCGTCACGTTCGTGCCCTCCGACAGGTCGAACCGCACAGTCGGCGTGCCAGTGAAGTTCGTGCCCTTCACCGTCACGATGTTCATGCCCGCAGGCAGACCCACCGCCGGCACGACACTGGTGACCGTCGGCGCAGGCGCATCAGCCAGACGGATCGTGCCGTCCAGGCCGCTGATCTGCCCCACATACGTCACCGCGACATGCTGCTCGCCGCTGTCAGCAGCAGTGAACTGGTACTCGATCGCACCGACACCGTTGGTCAACTGCACAGCCGCGTTCACCATCACGCCGTTGATCGACACCGCGACGGTCGCCGTCCGGTCGTTCGCCTTGTCAGGGACCACGATCTCGATGTGCCACTTCTCCGGGGTCGTCGTCCCCACCCGCGTCAACAGCAGGTGATGCTCGAACGTCGGCTGCGGCAGCGGCAGCGTCTGGTACAGGTACTGGCCGTCGGCCGGGTTGTGCGCCAGCACCTCGTACTTGCCGGCCTTCCCGTAGTGGTGGGTGACTGTAAGCGGGCTCGTCCCCGAGTAGGAGCGGCCATCGCCAGCGGACACGGTGACCGGGATGTTCAGGTCGTGATCCTTCTCCACCAAGAACACGACAGAGCCGTCACCATTCGGCGTGACCGTCAGTTTCAGGCTGTCCTCATACACGAGCTCCCAGATGGGGGGCATGCCCGAGTCCGCGGCATTCACGTACGCCCGTGCGATCTGGCACCAGTGATTCGCGAACCGAACCAGCGGAACACCAGCCTCGGGGAACGCCCCATCACGCGGCGTCGTGTACACCGAGTCGACCGGGCTGGGAACCCAGTCCAACGTGGCAAGCGCGGAAGCCTGAAGAGACGGCACTAGTCACCCTCCTACTTCAAGATGACGCACAGTTGACCCTTGGTGAACGTGCCCGTCGTCGGCGGCACGCCACCCTTGCCGACAACCTCAGTCAACGTGTTCCCGTTGATCCCAGAGTCACCCTTGTCGCCCTTGTCGCCCTTGACGCCCTGCACCAGCGCGAAGTCGAGAACCGCAGCCTCAGGGGTGCCACTGTTCACGACAGTGGGAGTCGTGCCAACCGCAGCGGTGACCGTGCCCACTCGAACCGTGCCAGCCAAGCCCTGCACACCCGCAGGCCCAGACGGACCCTGCACGCCGATCGGCCCCGCAGGGATCCCCAGGTCGAGGATCGCGTTCTTCGTGTCACCCGTGTTGGTGACCACCGGAGTCGCACCCGACGGCAGCGGCGTGACCGTCCCGATGACCAGCGAGCCAGCCTCGCCCGTGTCACCCTTCGGACCCTGCACCTTGCCCATGTCGACCCAGCCGACAGGCGCACCCGCGTAGCCCGGTGCGGCAGCCGTCGCCGCGTCCACAGCGGCAGGAGACGCCGGGTCGTTGATGTACAGGTGACCGTCCGACTGCGACAGGCGCACATCCAAGTGCGCTACACCACTCGTCGGCAGCGCCGCCGGGGTCGCGACGACACCGCTGATCTTCAGCGTCTCACCGGGATCGCCCTTGTCACCCTTGACCGAGGCGCCCGCTGGACCCTGCAGACCCGCAGGCCCCTGCACGCCCTCACGGCCCATGTCCAAGGCGCAGATCGCGGCAACGAGGACGATGTGCTTCGGAGCGGTCTCCGCGTCCCAGCCAGACCGGAACTCGATGTTGTGCCAGTGGACGCCGGCAGCATCCGTGTTGAAGGTGTAGTCCATGTTGCCGCCGGGGTTGGCGTCATTCTGGTCAGAACCATGCTGGGACGGATACCGCTTGCCCTGAACCGAGTGGTGATGCGAACCGCTATCACTAGCGTACGCCTCGATGCGATTACGCGGAGGCCGAGTCGTATCGTTGTGCGTCGTGCCAGGAGCCTTCGCCTGCGTCCCGACACTCGTCGCATCCCACGTCCGAATGAACTGGTCACGCAGGTCAGGGGTCCGCGCCGCACCCAGGAACTGGTTCAGCGCCGGGTACGTGGCAGGATCAAACGTCTGCCCGTCACAGACCAGCCAGCCACGCGGCACAGCCGTCTTCGGGAAGTACGCGATCATGCCGACACTCGAACCGGACCCGAGCGCAGCAGCCGACAGCGACCCCGTCTTCACCCAGCCCGTACCAGACCACGTGATGATCGCGTTCGCGTAGGACGACAACGCACCGACAGGATCCTTCTCCACCAGATGCGAGTCACCCTTGTCCGGCTGCGCGAACTTCCACTCGTTGCTGCCATCCGGCAGCGTCCGGCCCGTCCACCACGCCAGTTCGTACTGGTGGCCCGCCCACGCGCCCGTCGGCTGATCACCGACGATAAAGAACTCGTTCGCCCTGGCCGCCGCCGGCGGCGACTTCTCGCCGTACGTCTGGACCGGCTCACCGTGCGAGATGCCCGTCGCAAACCGGCTGAGCTCACGCTCGAGGAGTTGACGCAGCGCACCGATACCGGGCTGCCCAATCGAGTACCAGCCAGAAACCCGGTCCCACCGCATCACGTCCGCGGTGTCGAGGACGAAGTACGACATGCCCGTCCGCGGGTTCAGCGGCAACTGAGACACGTCCTGCACGACGCCCTGACCACGCGCGCCAGGAGGCCCAGGAGGCCCCGACACCTCGCCGCAGTCCACCCAGCCAGCAGGAGAGCCCTGCGCGTCAGTACCGAGCGACGCCAGCGGGCTCGTCGGGTCGTAGATCCACAGCCGCTTCGTGTCCGCACTGAACAGCACCGTCAACGGTGCCGGGCCCTTCGGCAGGAACGGGGCGCCAGCAACGACACCCTGCACCTTCAACGTCTCGCCGGGATCGCCCTTCGGACCATCCGGGCCGGGGTCACCCTGGTCACCCTTCATGTCCTGAATGAAGTCAGCCTGACTGGCGCCGAAGCGGCCCGTCAGCCGCTTCCACAGCACGTACGCGTCCTCGCCAGCGTCACCCTTGGGACCAGTGTCGCCCTTCATCCCAGCGGGCAGCGCATCGATCCAGTGCAGCCACGTCAGACCGTTGGAGATCCACAGGTTGCGGGTGCCAGCCTCATGGTAGGCGTGGCCGGCGTTCAGGTTCGACGCGGTCAGCACCGGTGCGCCAGCACCCAGAGGCATCTGCCCCTGGTAAGAGAATGGGAGGCCCTCAGGGCCTCGAGGCCCGACCGGGCCGACAGCGCCATCGACACCGTCGCGGCCGTCGCGGCCGTCGCGGCCGTCATGGCCGTCGATCGAGTACCACTGGGTGCCCGAGTACACCGACACGTCGATGTGGCCCTGCGCGTCCGCGGGAGAGACGTACACGTCGCCCGTACCCGGCGACACAGGCTTCGTCGGCCCCGACGTGACCACGACACTGCGGCCAGCGTTACCCGTCGCGCCCTGCGGCCCCTGCGGGCCGACCGGGCCGACCATCGTGGCGACCGAAGCGGCGAACGCAGCGAACTTCGCCTGCATGTCCTTCCACTCGGTCTCCATCTTGTTGATGACGGCCGCGTTCGCCGGGGGGATGCCGGCCGCAATCGCCGTCTCCAGAGCGCCGATGCGTGCCGCCGACTCCGCATGGACAGCGGAATGCTCGGCGTTCGCATGCGAGACCTTCGACAGGTTCTCGGGGTCGCGAGGCAGACCGGCCATGTGTGTCCTCCAGACGAGATGGTGCGATGCGGGGGCGGCCCGAAGGCCACCCCCGCATCACGGGGGGTCGAACTAGGCGATGGAGACCGGCACGATCCGCAGCGGGTCGAGGATCGCCCCACCAACCAGCGTGTCGAACGAGCAGGTCACGGCCTTCTTGTTGATGTCGTGGGCGATCACGGTGCGGATCGCAGACGACTCGTACGTGCCCGAGGAGGTGTTCACGGCGCCGATGGTCGACATCGCGCGGGAGACCCACACGGCGGCGTCGTCAGCGAACGCGAAGCCCTTCTTCGGATCCAGGTGCGGGTTCTCGATGACCTCGAAGCCCGCGAGGCGGCCGATGGTCGCGTTGCGGAGAGTGTCGCTCGAACCGGAGGTGTTGACCTGCAGCAGCGTCTGCTGCTTCTTGATCAGCGCCGCGATGCTGGTGCCCACGACCATGACACGGCCGCCCATCGACACCTCGTTCTGGTTCAGCACGGCAGCGGCCTCGAGGACGCCGTCGATGGCAGCGGTGGGAGACAGAACCTTCTCCAGCACCTTGCCCGCGGGGACAGCGCCGCCACCGGTGTGACGCACCGTCTCGAGGAGCTCGACGCACTTCTTCTCCATCTCGCGAGAGATGGCGAGCATCGCCGGCATCGTGACCTGCTGGCCGAACGAGTCGAGGTCGAGAGTGACCTGCTCATCCGTCAGCGACACGGACACGTCGTAGATGTCCGTCAGAGCGACCGGGATGGTCGACTCGGTGATGGTCTGCGTGCTGATGCCCGCAGTGCGGTCGAACTTGTTGACCGTGAGAGTCGCGGGCTTGCGGACGTTGACGACCGAGCCGACAGCGAGGCTGCCCGACACACCGAGATCGCGGTACAGCAGGCGAGGCATGATGCTCGCCCAGTGCAGGATGCCGAGCGCCTGATTCGCGACCGGGCCGACCTGCTGCGTAATGAAAAACGACTGGCCGCCGACAGCGGTCTTGCCAGATGACTGAATTGCCATGAGAGGTTCTCCTTTGGAGGGTTAGCGGCGATGCGCTGTGACGCGCGCCGCGAGAGTGGCTGGATCGGTTTCGGCCTCGGCCTCCCCAACGACACCGGCACCGGTCTGCTCGGCAGACGGCTTCGGCTTCGACACGCCCCTCACACCCTCAAGGAGTGCGTCAGCGTCGGCGAGCATGTCCTCCTCCGTGTCACCACGGAGACGATCAACAAGCCCGGCCGGGAGATTCTTGGCCTGCGCCACCTTCAGACGGAGCATCTCCGTCCGCAGAGTGTCGCGTTCGCGGGTCGCAGCCTCCAGGGCCTCCGCTTGCTTCTGTGCTTCGGTCTTCTGCGCTTCCTGCAGTTCGTCGTACGCCCTGGCCTTCTCGGCGAGATCCTTCGCCTGAGTGCGGTACTTCGCGCTCTCATTGCGGAGTTTCTTCACGTAATCGGCGTCGTACATCTGCGGCTCATCGACCGTTCCCTGCTCACCAGCCTCCACAGCGGTGTCAGCATCCTGCTGCTCGTCTTGCTCGACAACAGCGGTATCCATTCAACCCTCCAGGGGTGTTTACCCGGCACCGGGCCGGTTACCTCGCCGTTGTCGGCGGGGTGTCTTTGGGCCGCTCTAGGCGGCGTTCGCGGCAGTGACAATCCGCGACAGATCATGCTTGCGTGTGTACGTGGTGCCCTTCCACACGACCTGCGTGTACTGGGAAGGGTCATCGAGCGTGACGCCCGAGTAGTTCGACAGGACCGTCTCAGGCATCAGGACGCAGCGGCAGTTCGCGTGGACGCGTGCTGTCCCCCGGCCCGTGAACCGTTTGTTCGACCCGCCGAATGACTCGTGGAAGAACGCCGACCCAGACTTGCTCGACCGCGTCCCGAGCATGAGGCAGAACCCGCACGCCCCGACCGATGGGACACGGATGTAGCGGGTGATCGTCTGCTCCCCGAACCATCCGCGCCGCGCGGTCATGTCCACCACCGGAGCCGGTTCACGCGCAGTCACGTCCGGCATCGCGAGCCGGTTCCTGGCGACCGTGTCTTCAACGACCTGCTGGAAGTCGATCGTCTTGTCCTTCAGGATGTCCGTCGCGATGTCGCGGGCCTCCGCGTGGGCGGCTTCGTTGACAGCGCGGACGATCGAGGAGAGCGTGTGCTGCAGCGCGACAGGCGCCGGCTGCCCCAGTTCGATGCGGTGCTTCACCGCGAACGGTGCCGCCTGGACGAGCCGCGCGGCGGGCAGACCGGACGGCAGAAGACCGTCACGCCGGCTCGAGCTCCACGGTTCCCGTGCGCGCACCAGACCCAGCCCCATCGCGATCCCCAGAGCGGACGCGTAGCCGAGCGCGAGCCGCCGGCCCTGCGCCTGCTGCGCCGCGATGATCATCTCGACCACCGGGCCGATCACCGGCCACACCTCGTTGATGCTCCGTGCGTCCACGCCACGCATCAGCGACGCGAGCAGCGCGACACCCTCGACCCTGGATCGCTCCAGTTCACGGATCAGCGTGACCCGCTGCTCCGCGAGGAAGTCAGGTGCCCGTTGGGTTCGGGGCACTTGGATCACTGTTCGCGAACGACTCAGCAGCCGCCGGGTCGCCCAGCGGCGACTGTCCCGGCGCGAGACCGAACGACGCGGCGGCCGCGTCAGCGGCCTTCTTCCGCGCTTCCTCGATCTCGGCGAGGATCAACTGGATCTTCTGCGGCGACAGCGACAGCCGCTCGAGCAGGTACTCCATCGGCAGGCCGATGCTGTTGAGCTTGATGACGGCGTCGACCTTCTGGGCTTCGCTGCGCTTCTCGAGGTCGCCCCACAGCACCTCGCCCTCCTCGGGCAGGGTGTGACCGACCAGGGTCGCGCCGATGCGGAACGCATGCTCCCAACTCTCGCCGAACACCAACTGGCGGTTCTGCACCTTCGTCGTCAGGCCCGCCTCGAGCGCGATCAGCGCATCAGCGGAAATGTTCGAGATCGAGCCGGGGATCAGCAGATGCGACGGCGTCTGCGAGATCGCAGCCGCATGCTGAATGTCAGATTCGACCGCCTTCAACAGTTCACCCATCGGCGACTCACTGAACTCGCCGAAGCGGGTATCGGGATCCTCCGACACCACCAACTGGTCGATGCCCATCCGCATCGGCGCGATCGGGTTGCCATCCGCATCCGTGTCGATGCTGATTCCCGAAATCCAACGCTGCCGCCAGGATGCGCTGCGCTGGATCATCAGCCGGTCTGCGACCGTCTGGATGATTCGCCGCTGCGGGCCGGCGACCAACGCGATCTCGGAGAGGGTCTGGCCGCGGGAGTCCATCCGGTTCGGGAACCTGACGATAGGACACTCCCCCGCGGTGTGCGGGGTCACCGAGACAACCTCCCAGCCGCGCGGGAAGTTCTTGGTCGACTTCCGCAACGCCCAGATCGCGTCCGCGGTGTAGAACCAGCCCCGGTTCTTCACCAGTTTCGCGGCCACCTCGACACGCGACGGATCCGTCGAGTCGATGTCGACCACCACGTTCAACGGCGACTCCACCGAGTACTTCGGCACGTCACCGCCGTCCGTGACAGACAGGAACCCGTCACCGAACACCAGCGAGTCGGTGTACAGCATCGCCTGACGGCCGTCCAGGCTCGACGCCTGCCACCACGACCACACCGTGTCGTCCACATCGCCCGAGTCCGTCGACCCGTAACCCTCGACCGCGAGACGGTCGGCAGTAGCCGCGACGATCAGCGCGCAGATGGGAAGGTCCGCGCGTGACAGCAGGTCCGCGTACTCCAGGGCCAGCATCGTGCGGTCCTTGCTTGGCAGATAGGGCTGCTCGAAGATCCCACGGTGGTAGCGGTCGAACCGCTGCAGGTTCTCCCAGTCGTTCTCGCTGATGAGCTCCTCGAACTCTGCGACAACCTTCTTCGGGTCCGCGACCTCGTTACGGTCCACCCCATCGGCGGCGTCGTACTGCGCGAGCGTGTCCACGGAGCCTCCAGGGCGAGTCAGGGTTGGACTCGGCACCGGGCCGAGCGGTTATGCAGCGGCCTCCAGCGTCCAGCGGGAGACCAGTTCATCGATGAAGTCGAGCAGTCCGTCGTGCATGTACAGGGCCTCGGTATGGCCGTCGGCTAGACGGTCGCGGGTGACACGGCGTGAGGGCTGGCTGGAGACGTACGCCATCCATTCGCGCTCCACGGATACAGCGTCCGTCCCGTCTCCGAAGTGCAGCACGTGCAGTACCTCGGTCAGGCCCTGCTTGCGGTGCACACGAAGGCGCGCGCCTTTGACGTTCGAGATTCCACCTTTGACGATATGCCCGTCGGTTACGGCATAGAAGACGCCTGGCCTACTGGGGTTATATCCGTTCGGGGCACAGGTGGAACATGGCCCGTAGCCAGCGCGAATGTTGGAATACGCCGGGCTACCAGGCTGCCCACATTTAACGCACACCCCGCGCCACGGCTTCAGCGCACCAGGATATGGGGCGCTCGGCTGGAAGGCGGCGGCGAGCATCTTTCCTTCGGCGACTACGGAGTCAATCTTGTTTCCAGCGCAGTAGGCGCATGGCCTTCGCCCCTGCTTGACGCTGTTGTACGCAGGACTACCGGGCTGGCCGCACGTCAGGCAGACACCCGGCCACGGCTTCAGCGATCCTTGGTAGGGGATGCTCGGCTGGAAGTCAGCAGCGAGCATCTTGCCCTCTGCGATTGAAGCGTCAACTTTCTTCCCGGCGCAGTACCCGCAGGCCCCCCCGCCCTGCTGGACATCCGCGTAGCGTGGAGACCCCGGCTGGCCGCACCCCAAGCAGACACCCGGCCACGGCTTGAGATTGCCACGGTAGGGGACATTCGGCTGGAAGCCAGCGGCGAGCATCACCCGCTCAGCATCCTCATGCGAGGTACGCTTCGTCATATCGGCCCCTTCCGCGGGCTGGTCACGCCCCCGGTCGGTTGCACCCGATGCGGGGGTCTTTCTTGTCTACGAGTCTACCACGAGTAAGCCTTGCGCGACTTCACCACCAGGGCGCCACCCGCAACGGCGTCGTTCCGTGCCACGTACGCGAGCGTCGCCGCGACGAGCATGTCGATCTTGTCCCGCGACCACGGCGTCGACTTCGCCACCGCGAGATAGTCACCACGGTCCTTCTGCACCGCATTCAGCACATGCGCCGTCAGCGTCGGATTGCCCGGCTGGATCAACGCCCTCGACCGCACCGCCGTGCGGAACGCATCCAGCGCCGGCGACATCTTCGCCTTCGAGTTCGTGTTGAACGGCTTCACCCGGTCACCGAAGTCGGCCTGCCACTTCGCGACCCAGTCCCACCAGTACGGCGGGTCAGGGAACATGCTCCACACGTTGTAGGTGTCGAACGCGTGCTGCACGGCGGCGTCCACGTCCGCTTGGTCGATCTGGCCGCCCTCAGAGGGCACCCAATGACCCAGCGGAAAGATCGCACCATCAGCCACCCGGCACGCGACCAGCGCCGTGTGATCGTCCGACAGTGAGCCGTCGAACCCCAGCGTGATCGTCTCCCCCGGCTCAAGCGTCACAGCCTGCTCGCACTCACGCCACTCCGCAGGATCGATGAACGCATCCTCCGCAGCCACCACCTGACCCAGCCAATAGCGGCGAAACTCCGACTCAGGCACCCGCGGATCCGAATACTCCCCCACAATGCCGTCAATATCGCGCCAGTAGGCATCGCCACCGGCCTCAACCACCGCGGCCCTCAACTGGACAGGGTCGCCCAGGTCATAGCCCTCAGCGGCCTGCCTACGGTCATACAGCAGCCGCCCCAGCGTCTTCCTCGAGGTCGCATGCCGGCCAGCCTGCTCATGCAGGGACTCCAACACCGAGTGCGCGCCATGCCGGTACGCCGTCGTCGGCGAGAACACCCACGGCTGCGCCTGCAAGCGCTTCTTCAAGTTCCGCTTGTTCGTCGCCCAGGCTTCCGACAGCGTCGGACCGACCCACAGGTGCAGTTCCTCCGCAAGGGAGAACGTCGGCCGGGCACCGTCAAGCGCCGCCGGCTTCCCCGACGCCAGCAGTTCGATCTTGCCCGGCCGGTCCTTCATCAAGATCCGGTCCATGCCCACATCGAACGCACCCACCAGCGTCGGGCTGGCCGCGATGACGACGCGCAGCGCACCGAACGCAGTCGCGTCCGCTTGCCCCTCCGTCGTCGCCAAGACCGTGATGTACGGGTCCATCGGCGGCCCCAGGGTCTTCTCGGTGCCCTCGAGGTACGCGCGCGTCGGGCCGCGCATCTCCGCAAGCGCCGTCCACACCCCGAGCTCCGACTTGCGGGTGCCCTTCGGACGCTCATACACGCCGATGTCGATGAGGCGACGACCCGTCATCCGGTCAATCGCATACGCGTCGAGAAGGAACGCACGCTCCTCACTCGTCAGCACCACATGCTCGCCGTACACGTCGCCAGGACCGTGCCGGCACTCCGACTCGATCCAGTCCGCGACGTAGTCACCGATCGTCGCAGGGAACTTGTACCGCTTCCGCGGCTGGGCCATCAGGCGATACGGATCACGGACGGCGCAGCAGCAGTGGCGCCGCTCGCCTGGGTCTGGCCGACAATGTGGTCGACATCCTTGACCGTGCGCCGGTACTCACTCCACGCCGCTACCGAGCCCGTCGCGTAGAACAGCCGCGCCACCTCGATGGCACCCACGACCAGACCCCAGCCCTGGGAGTCGAGCCGGCCGTCATACGTCGACTTCGCCGCCTCCCACAGGTCGATGACCCGCTGATCGTCGTGCTTCGACACGACACCCTCGGGTGCCGAGGTCAGCGTGGACGACGTGGTCCGCGTCGGCTTGATGCCCCGTCGAGGGTCGACGGTCTCGGTCTTGCGTCGTGCTGGCATGGCGCCTCCTGGGCGTGTAGGCCCGGCTCCTGGCCGGGTGCCGAATCGGACATAAGTGAAGTTTCAACTGCCTATGGCACTCGCCTGTATGCGCGGGGGCG